AGCGAATATGATTTTGGGCTGATCGTGCTTTTGCCTTTTGGGCGGCTGGTTCCAGCCGCTTTTCTGGCGTTCATGTTTGCGTAGAGACCTTTTGTCATTTAATCCTCGTGTGAACGTTCGCCGGACCTATACGTACATACAGGGCGCGGGCGGTTCTGGGGGGGTGGGGGGTGCTTCAATAGCAGAAAACAAAATGTTTTTCGGCGGCATTAAGCACCAGGCTGCGGACTGGCCGCTGACAATATCCCCTAACCCGTTGATATTCCTAGACAAACCGTCAGGCTATGAACCTGACATGCCTACATGTTCTCGATCTGTTCACGCTCCGCGCGCGCGATCCGCGCCAGCAATGTCTTCAGACAATCCGTTATCAGCTCGCTCACCTTCACAACAATCCTGCACTACACGCTTACATGCATCGCATTGCACATGCCCGTTCACGTGGGTGAACCGTGTCTCTGCACCACACCAAGGGCATGGCTGTATCGTGTTACTAAGACACCTCGACAACGCTACTTCCCCACGTCAGCGTGATACCTGATGGCGCATCGCTATCATCCTTTCGAACGCGTAAGCCTTGGCTTTGCACCTGCCTGATGAACTTATCTTTGTAGTCTGCCTCAAGCCGCCGTCGATTAACTTCAGCGCTGGCAAGCTTGGGATCGTCCGGCAATGGCATCTCAATCAAATCAATGATCTCATCTCGCAACCGCTCGGCACGTACCGCCTGCGCTTTGCGATACATATCGTAAGCATCCTCATTTTCTTGTATGTGACGCAGCACTGTGCGATCAGATGGCAGCTTGGCATCCTCACGGCAGATGCGAGCCAACGACCTGCCTTCGGCCATCAACTGACATATCTTTTCAAACACAGATTTTTTTATGCGCTCACGCTTTGCCACGATGACCTCAAAAGAAAGCCCCGGCACAAGGCCAGGGCAAGTTGACAGGGAAGAAAAACGACTGGACTTGTCCAACGTTAATAAAAACATACCACATTTCGTACGTTTGGCAAACGTTTTCGTCTATATTTTGTACCATAATTCCATGATGGCTTGCTCAAACCTGCGCTTCACCGTCTGCGCATGCATGCCCGTAAGCTTACCGATCTTTGTCCAAGCAGGCCCACGCGTCCTGCGCGCCGCTGAGTGCGCAACAGCCCATACCAATTTTCGGTCAGAATCGTCCATAATTTGTGTCATATCCAAAGCCTGATCGTAATCACCAATCTCTTGAGTATTTGCACCGCCAACCGTCAAAACTGCATCGTTGTAACCATACGCCAATTCTGGGTCATCTGCGTAAGCAGGCCAGCAACCTTTAGCTCTCAAATCATAAGCCCTTGGCAACTTGCGTTCAGTCTTCGCAGCCTGGAAGAAAAGCTCAATCAAATCGTCTACACCATTAATCTTCATAATCCTACCTCCCTACTATAAATGTTGATTCGGACACCGCATTCCCGCAACCCTATAGGGTTTTGCGGTGTTTGCGGTGTGTACTCCGCATACCCGCGCACACCGCTTTTCGGTGTTTGCGGTGTTTGCGGTGTTTGCGGACCCATAACCAAACGCTGCGAAAACTAAATATATCTGACGAATGGTTCTGTTTATCCGCGTACAAATCATACGAAAGTGATCCATCTGACCAGCGTATCCATACAGATATTGGTACTGGTTTAGACATCAGATATTGCCCAAATGTGGGTTTCATCACGCATCAAAAACTCATCCGCATCGAGGCCATCTAATGCTCGATTGAACGCTGTAGATTTGTGCTTCGGATCATTCGTCATACGAGCGTATGCACTGTGGCGTAGCTCGCTCTCAACAATCACACGCACTGTAGGCCCATTGGCACCTAACACCTGCCGAGATGGTGCGCCGGACAACAGTTGTTGTGCGACGTTGTATAAAAGCTTTTGCTGCTTGCCATTTGGCCTGCGCTCTCGCTTGCGCCCACCAGGTGCATCCTCTTCGGTCACAACACAGCTCGTAACTGCCTTGCCGCGCTGATTATGCCCCAGCTCTATAACTTCAAGCCCGAAATGAAACTCGCCTTCACACTCAATCTCACGCTGTTTGGATACTGTAGCTGTACTGACGTTGTTTGATTTCTCAATCTCGATCTCTGTGTCCGTTGCAGCGCGCAGCGCTGAACTGCCTCTGGCACCTGCTTCCTTGGACTTACCAGAATGATGAACGAGCATAACGTGCGCGTTTGTTACTTGACGCAGCCGATCAGCATTTTTAATCACAGCATTCATATCTTCTGCCGCGTTCTCGTTACCAACCATTACGCGCGCCAGCGTATCGATTACGACCAGCGCAACGCGGCCATAATTCTTCTTCGCCAATCGGACTGTGTTGATCAACGTATCAATGTCACCTTCGGGATCACTCATGTTCACACTCGTTGGCAACACACCAAACGGTATGCCATCAATAATGCCATGCTTCTGCTTGAACGCTGCCACGCGGTTTTTGATGCCATGCGCGCCTTCGGCTGCAATGTATATGACGCCGCCTTGCTCTATTTCTCGGTCACGCCAGCGCGCGCCTATCGCAACGTGCAACGCCAGGTCTGATGCAAAGAAAGTCTTGCCGCAGTTGGATGGTCCATAAACCACTGACATCGCACCGCTGATAAGCAGATTTTCAACAAAATCATCTGTTGCAAGAGACGCTGTGATTTGGTCAGCATTGATTAATTCGAAAACATTACTCTCATCAATGATATCAATAATTGGATCGTGAATTATTGCATACGAGTTAAGCTTCTCGATTGATATCTCGTTACCTGCATCGAGGTAGTCACTTACATCTGATTTGGCTGGCATGCTTGAACAAACATCACACACGCGAATGCTTTGCGCGACTGGATGCAATGCCTCAATGATTTTAGGCGTACGATCTGAACCTGCTTTGTCGTTGTCTGGTATAATATAGACGCGCTTGCCTTCGAAATACTTGCTGAGTTCGGCCTGCCAATTGCCAGCCCCTTGCATATTAGTTGTGGCAACTATGCCTAACTCGGCCAGCCTGTCCGCGTCCTTCTCACCCTCAACAATCACAACGTAGTCTGAAGTGATTAATTCATTCAAGCGATATGGAACCGTCTCAACGCCTTTGATCGACCAAATCCATTTATCCGTATTGTTTGGATCAGGTCGCCTGGGCCTAAAATCTTTAGGTAAAAACCTACACACCTGCATGTGCAATTGACCATCAGCATTGTGATAATCATATTTCTTCACAATCATGCGAGGCCAACGAACAGTTGGCTGTTCAATATTTTCGGTCAGGTAACCGCCTTCGCCAACTTCAAAATCAAACCAAGCACCAGTATCAACTTCAACTGATTTGCTGCCCTGCGAACCAAACCGCAATTGGTTTGTTGAACTAAGCCGCGCATTTATTTGCCCAAATTTCTCAACAGCCAATGCGCGCACGTCGCCTTCAAAATGGGATTTCATCATTGAGATCATCCAATTTTTTAATGCGACCTGTGCAGTACTCATGCACCAAGCATTCGCATGCTTGCTGCCATTCCTCTTTCGTCAGTTCAACGAGATTATATTTTTGAATGCTTTCAAGATATTCACCCATTGCTTTGCCAGCTTGGCTGACAAGATTTTTTTCAAGCGGTGAGAAATCCATGCTACTTGCTCCATCTTTCCAAAGGTCCAAATGCTTCTTTGAACAAAACCATTCTGGTTCTGCGATTAAGCCTGCCAGCTTTGGTATAAAACCAAAGCCTCGGCTTGATCGTTTACAAATTGCACATAGATTCACTGACGCTCTTTCAGCTTCACGCTCACAACTTCAGTCTCGCGGTAATATTCATCGAGCTGCTCGCCAAACGCTTCTTGAACGGCTTTGGAATTTAAAGAACGACGCATTGTTTTTTGTACAACCGCTTCAAAATGTGCGCCAACGCAATCACCGACCTGCTTGATTTCATCAACAAGCAATCCTTCACGTTCTTTCAATTCTTTAATATGTGCGCGCAATGTAGCCAGCTCATCAGGCAAACCAATGTTTGATCTCGTTGCATTTTGCTCAAATGGATTGTTCATATCGCAGCTCCATCGTCACGCCACTCGTTGCCATCTGGCATGCGATACGTCAGCTCATTCGTATCGTCGTTAGTGCCTAGCAAAACGCCAGGCACAAGCCCTGGCCGATACCGTTGATGTTCACAACCATCACGCTGCTCGCTTGCAGCTAAAACTTTATCGTGAAAACCGCAACGCCAATTGCCTTGATCAATAGGCTGTGAATAAACACATGTTCGACAATTACGTGGGGGTGAATCGCCATCGTGGCAAACGTGATTAAACTCACACCACCTGCATTGATAGTACGATGCATTCTCAGAAATTCGGTCAGGTACGATGCCAGGCTCTTCAATTATCTGGCGCGCTCGATCTGAATAATACTCAGCGGCCTCAACATCTAAATCTGTGCGGATGGAATCCCACATCCTGCCACCTGCGCTTGCAACCACCATGTAATGACGCGTCATTCCACGATACAACATGTACTGTTGGGCTTGCGCAAAATACGTTTCGTTCCACTGCTTTAATACAGCCTTCTCACCAAAATCACGTTTCAGTTTTTGAAACTTTGCAAAAACCTGATCGCCAACGCATTTGATTTCAAGCACATGCCAAGTCTTCGGGGCTTGTTTTATCCCTAAGATTTCACCATCTGTGTGGCCTAGATAATGGCCGAGGTGATCCTGCACTTCGATCTGCTTGCCCGTGTCCAAATCGCGGTCGATCAACGTGACGCCTTCAACCATACGCAGACGTTCAATGATTAAATCTTCAGTTCTGTGGCCGTCAGCACATCGCTTTAATGTGTTTGCATCAAAGGGCTGTCGGTCGCACATCAAAAAACCATGATAAACTTTGCGCGGGCAACCGCCGATTGCGCTTACACCTACATAAGTTCGAGCAGGTTCTCTGTTGCCCGTTGCTTCAAGCGCAGCGTCTGCTAGCTCCAGCGTTGGGTCTTTTCTAACAAGGTCGATCTTGACCATCTTGCACTCCTCATTAAAGTGAAGAGCAAGGCTGTTATGCCTTGCCCTTCGTTGGTTCCTTTAGGCCCAAGGTGGGGTTGTTGCAGAAGCTGGCGCTGGCACGGTTTGCGGCTGGGATGTTGGTACCGGTGCTGGGGGTGGTTGTGGTGGTGCCGGTGGGGTATTGTGCAAGCTGTCATAGTGATAGATCTCATGTCGTGTTATGAGT